AATAATCTTTCGTAAGCTATTGACATCAAAGACTAAAGTACAAAAGGTTTCATCTCCAATACAAAGATTATGAAACCAGTAATCTGATTCAGTTGCCATGATGCCACTAGGTTTTCCATAGGATTCAAACTCAATAGCAATGTTACCTGTTGACTGCCAAATATCTCTTTCACTTTTGACTTCTATCTTTTTATCTTGTAACATTTTTGCCACATTTTTTTCTCTGACTTTTCCCCATTGAAGGTCAATGTCAAACTTTTTTCTGTCCTCTTTCTTAGGTTCTAGTTCTGTCCACTTCATTACGTGTCCTTTCTTTCCTTTTGTATGACCCTTTACCTTTTTTATTAGGCACTTTCTTTGAAGTTAAAAACTTCCAAGTAAATAATACTTTAGCAATGGGATTTATTTTTTTAATTTTCATTACACAAATAGCCATTTATATACATCTAATGCACAACCACATATATCATTTAGGATTGCCATACCTATTATATACACTAAATAA